CATTATCTTTACCTATATAAAGACCGCCAACAAACTTATCTGTACCATCAGTTAAAATGTCCATATCAGTTGCTGCTGTCTCAATGACAAAAGTAAAACTAGAGCCTAGATTATTTAATTGATTTGGGTCATCGTCGCTGCCTGGTGCAGTAGCAACAATACTTGGTAAAGTAAATTTACCATCTGCATCATTACAAAGTAATATTTTTCCTGCATGAGCATCGACAGTTAAAGTAGTATCAGCCGTTAAACTAACGACACTAGCATTACCCGATGAAATAAAACCAGATAAGGATCTAACTGGTCCTGAAAAAGTTGATTTAGCCATTTTGTCTCCTAACTAAATTTGCCACATCATCTTTGGAGTAAGTCTGCCGAGCCAGTTGATGCGACTTGTTAATCTCGGTTTAATTAATTGTATGTTAAATACTAGAAAAAAGAAAGGGAGCCGAAGCTCCCTTATACAGAGGAGTCTCTAGGTTATGCACCCTGAGAACCAAACACGCATCTATAGTTAGAGAAACCAAATGAATATCTCTCTCTAGCTTTATAACGCATATTACCTGTGTCGAAGTCACCTTCTAATGAAGTTTGCATAGGACTTCTTTCAAAATGCTTGAAGCCATCTGGACAATCAGTCTTAATGAAGAAAGCATCAGTATCTGTCAAGTAGTGGTTGACCACATATCCTTGAGGTAGCATACCTTGATTTCTTATTGAGTTGATGTCGTTGTCAGATGTTCCAACTCTTCCAGGACTGCTCATAAGTCTATCAGCAACAAATTGCAAAGCAGGCGGGATAATCAATTTTTGCCCTTGCAAAGCAATAGTTAAGTTTCTGTCGTCAACAAATGTTGAGATAGATATAAGTGCATCTTCCAAAGAAGTTTCATTCAGATCAGTAAATGAAGAAGGCCTATTACTTAGTGTGCCACCACCACCAAGAGGGTGATCTGTAGCAATAAGTGGTTTGCCGTCTCCACCATTGAAGTCTGTTGAAAACGCATTATTTAGAACTGAAGCAGCTTTTATTTGCTTCGTGTTCGCCATAGATCTAGCCAAGGCTTTTGTGTACCTTGAACCAAGTCTATCATATAAGTTATCCTCGACTGCCTCTTCAGTTAAAGAGAAAGCAAGTGATATGGTTTCGTGTGTGTAACGAGATGTATAACCCTCAGTTGAGTTATCAAATGATACACCTGCACCTTCAGCTTTTGTCGGTGCGCTACCAAAACCAACGATCATTACTTCTTCTTCAAATGCTCTATCTGAAGTTTCAGTTTCGAAGATTTCTTCGTGCTCGGAATCGTAACGGTTGTACTCCATGCCAAAAAGGGCATTTAATCCTGGTTCCAATTCTTTCGCTAATTGAGCTCTGTTAATTGCCATGATTTATACCTCTTATGCTAAGCCAGCGCCTTTTACGCCCATTATGTGATTTTGAATTACTACAAGCACATTAGTATTCGCTGAACTAACATCTGAATTATCAGGATCTTCTGATATATCAATTGCTTTCAACGGCAACGTAGTAGCTGTAGCCCCTGTGGTGACGTCTAATTCTGCGCCTGATTGTCCAGTAATGGTACTTCCGCTATTGGTGTAAACAATATCAAAGTTACCGAACAAGTCAGCAACTGGGAAAGTATCATCAGCTTGGATTTCATACACAACATCAGGATCGTCAATTACAAAAGCGATAATGTCTGAAGCATTGGTGCTCGCTGGATAGTGAGCGCTAAAGACTTGTTCGCTTGTTGTAGGATCGGTGAATTGACACCCTTGAAAAACTCCAACTATAGGAACGGTGCCGCCATCAGCGTGGATTTCTATACCCCCGCCAGTTACTTGAGCAACCATATCTCCTGTGAAGATACTTGTTCCATAGTTTGCAGCGATTCTATACCTGTTTGTTCCACCAGATAAAGGAGCACCACTTAGTTTTTTAACAGGTTTCATACCGAATGAAGCATCTTTATTTGCCATTTTTATTACCTATAATGTTAAAAATATAATTTAGTAGGAAAGATTTAATCTCTTTCACCACCACCAAAAGTAACGCTTGAACTTCTCTTAGGATTTAAAATCGGAGAAGATGGGTCAGATTCCTTCATTAAGTCATTATCTATTGCATCTTGTTGCAATTGAGCGCGGTTAGAAAAGTAAGCGTTTCTTTCTTCTCGCGTTTCGTTCGGAATCTTTGCCAAAAGCAAACCACCCACAGCGACAACACCTTCATGCTTTCCATCGTCCATCGTTGGAAGTTCAAAGTCTCCAATCTCTTCTTTACGTACCAGTTCAAAACCTTCACGTAATCTTGACATTACATTCTTTTTATCTTCCTGACCGACGATTTCGGCTCTTATCCACCTGTAGGTATAACCTTCAGGGGGTGGTGGTGTCTCCAACATTGAGGGGGGACGCCAAGGTTTGCGAGCTTCACTTGTGGCTCGAGTGTCAGCAGAGCGTGGTGCTCTGTTATTGGATTTGATGTCTTTATCAGCCATATTTTATCCTTTTAAATGTTTTGCGTACTCTTTTAAGGGTACGTTTAATCTTTTAGCCATCTCGACTTGACTTTTAGTCAGCCTGACTTGTTTCCTACCTTTAGAGTTGGTTGATCTACCAGCTGGAGCAACAGTTTGTTGCATCTTGCTTTTTTCAACAGCTCCACCGTCAGTAAACTTATGTGGAAACTCAACTCTCATTTGTTTATCAATCTCATCATAATACATAGAATCGTTTGGATCAAACCCTTGATCCAAAAGTTTATTATGAATATTAAATGCAACTAAAGTCATTGGCTCATCAGAACCAAACCATTCGTTCTTTTGTGCCCACTCCTCAGCTCTTGGATCGGGTTGGATTTGTTCTTGTGGCTGCTCTATTGGGTTTGGAACAGGTTGCTCAGTTGTAGGTGTCTGAACAGCTGGAGCTTGCATTTTTGTAAACTGTAACTTGCTTTCCTCGACAGTAATTTTATCCAAAATTTCTTGAGCTTTAGTTACTTTGTCCCAATCTTGCTCTTGATAAGCAGTTTTTAGCACGTTATTAGCTTGAGCTCTTTGAGATTTTAATCTGTTTTCAGCTTCTGTTTGATAACTAGTATTTAGTTGCGTGGTGCTTTCTTTTAACTTAGCATTTTCATCTTGTAAAGATTTTGCATAAGCATAAGCAGATTCCGCTGCCCTTTCTTGCTCACGCATTTTTTTAGTAAGCGTAGCAATACGTTTTTGCACATTCTTTGAGTAATCCTCATACTCATCTTTTTTCTCTTCGACAGGCTCTTCTTCAGAACCTTCTTCAACAACTTCAAGCTCGTCTTTGGTCTCTTCGACTACCTCGCTGTTAGCTTGCGGTTGCTCTTCTTCTAAATTTACAAGCTCGCCTTCTTCAACTTGCTCTTCAATTTTTTCTACTTCTTCTTGCATAAGATTATCCTATGTTATAGCGTAACGATGTCATCGGGATTATGTATTGTCGCGATAACCTCGTCATCGTTAATAATACGGCACTCAGCGTCATCGCCTAATTTAAAACGTGCGCCTGCATACCTGCCAATTAATACCCATTGTTTTTCTTCACACCAAGGGGTATCGCCAAACTTATTTTCATCTTTATAGCAAAGTGGCCCCATTTTTACAACATAGGCCACAACTGATGCTAAAGCTTCTCTATCTACAGTATCCTTGACTAACTGAATCCCACCTTTCGAAACGCCTCTACCCTTGTAAGGTAAAATTAAAATACGCCAACCTGTAGGACTAGGCATGCGTTCTATCAAAGATTTATCTATAAGTGTGGGATCTAAGACTCTATCTTCTGGTGATACAAAAGCATCACTCACTTCAGATTCTGATTTATCTTTTTTGGCTTGGGATTCGACCTCTTTTGCAATATGGTCAGGGACTAGAACTTTTTTCTCCGTCATCTTCTATAACTTTCTCCAGCAACTCTCTTAATTCATTTTCTACATCGACGAGAGTGTTGTGACGTCCACGTAGATATTGGTATTGATCGTAAGATTCAACACCGTTTAGCAACATAGCTTCGGTATCTTCTTTTTTTTCAGTTAGCTTTTTTTTTAATTTTTCAGCCAACCAAAGTATTGACATTAATAAACGCCTGAGAACTTGCCGCCAAATTCAGCAGCACCCATACCGCGAGCTTTTCCTTTGCCCACTCCAGGTTTTGCATTGGTATTGGCAACAAAGCTTTCTTTTTTGCCATAATCAACACTACCCTTATTTGAGTAAGGTTGTTTGTTCATAACTTTGGGTTCTTTTTCTTTTACCATAATTATTTTATTTTAGTTGACTTAATCCTAAGTCGATTAATTTTAGTTCTTTTTGTTGGTCAAGTCTATCTTTTGTTGTTTCGTCTTTCATAATTGCAATATCGCGTTGCGCATCAATCCTTTCTCTATCGATTGCATCTTGTCGAGCTTTTTCCTCAGCCCTTATTTGTTCTTTGATAGTAAATTGATCTCGCTCTTGCTGAAGTTCTTGACCTTTCAACGCTAATTCTTGCTTTCTGATTGAAACCAAAGGATCTTCTTGCGGTGGAGTTGCTACTTGCTCTGCAAACTGCATCATCAATTCATTCATAATAGGAGCACTAAATTGAGCCAATATATCATTGGCTTGTTGATTTATTGCATTGGCCTCTACTGGGCTAACCATCTGTGCCTGTTGTATCAAGCCTTGGTATTGTTGTAGCACTTCAGGTGGCATCTGTTGTTGAGCAAGTAAATCAGCTTTCATTTGTAAATGTTGCATCACATGAGAAAAAACATTTGCTTGTATTTGAGCGTTCATTTGAACTGGTTGCATGTTCAAAAGATTTATATGAGTAGCCATATGTGCATCATGGTCTTGTTGAATAAATGCCTGAGCATTACCGCCAGCTAGTAAAGCAGAGTTTTCAAACCCAGCCTCTAAAGGTTTGGGTTCAGTTTCAGGTGGCGGTATCAATAGAGCATCGATATTTTCAGCTCCTAAAGCCGCATACATTCTGCGATATGCTTCATACATACCACTAGGACCATGTATTTGTGGATTAGATTGAACCAATTGCATCATTTCTTGAGCCATAACAATTCTTTGACTCGTTGAAAAAATATCAGGATTGCTGACAGGTAATACATCTACCCTATCATCAAAATCAGCCTGTTTGATTTGCATCTGACCGTTTGCTGTCATATATGGATATTCTGGCGGTAAACTCTTAGAGAAAATATCTGCCAGTATCTGAAACTCTTTTTTCTGACTGGCATGTAAGCGTTTGTGTATAGCAGATAAAACTTTGGTTGATCTTTCTAACAAAGCCAAAGTCGTACCAACAGGTGCTTGTGAATTACCATCACCTACATTTATTTCAGCTATAGAGGCAAATCTTTGACCGCTTTGTACGAGCAAACCTAATAAACTTAATAAAGTACCGCTTGGTTCTTTAAATGGTAATGGTTGTATAGCATCCCTTAGACTACCAGCAGGAGCGTCAACATCTCTAAACTCGCCAGGCTGAATCGGTGCATCTTCATCTCTGATTCTGATACCTCTGGTTTTAAATCCAGCAGGTAAGTTTGACAAAGTTCCAGCGTCGATCAATTGTCTTACAATAGATGTAGATGCTTTAGATAAACCGCCTATCATATGCGTTAAACCAAAGCCATAAAAACCTAAGCCTGGTAAGAACTTATAATGGACAAAATATTCTATCTTTTGTTTTAGTAGGTCTTGTTCTTGATAATTTCTTCTGATTGATAAAACCTTAGTTGAATCAGCGTCTAGCGTAACAATGTAAGGCAGCTTGACTTCACTTGGTTCTCCATCATCGCCTAGATCCTCAAAGCCTTCTAAATCTAAATTACAATGCACTTCGTACAGATTGCATACTTCACCTGAATCATAGGTGGGTTTGATGCCTTCTAGTCTTTCAATCTCTTCTGTTACATCAGAATCTACATCAACACTATCACCAGGATTTAACTTGACATCGCTATAAAAACCTATGGCTTGTAGTTTACGCACATCATTTTCAGGCATCTTAACTAAGTGTGTAATACGCGGACAAGATTCTAAGTCCGTAGTGTAATAAGGCACGATCAAATCTTCAGGTGCAATAAATTTTGATACTGCTCTACCTAAATTTTCATCGTAATATACTTTTTTAAACGCAGAACCTGCCAAGGGTAAATAAAAAAGCATTTGATCTAAATCTTCATCATACTCTTCCATTACATGAGTAATCTGATAATTCATAAATTCTTTGACTCTTTGGGCTTGTTCTTCAACAACAGAATCATACTGACCGACCACTTGAGTTTTTACAGGGCCTTGAGGTGGGAGTAATTCTTTATAGGCTTGAGCTTGAAACTGAGTCACACTTTCTCCTAACAGGGGATGAATCACGCCACTTGCCCCCTCAAAAGGCTCAGCTCTATCTTCATCAAACTTCATACCTAAGTATTTAAGTCCATCGGTATAAGTTTTTTCCCAATCCTCTCTAGCTGATTTGTCGTTTTCTATCGCTGAAGTTAGCTCAGAATATATTTTTGCAAGCTCTTCAGCAGATACTACTTCAGCTAAGTTTTCACCAAACCCTAAACTCGGCATATCCATATCCTCTGGACCGAGTAAAGCTGAGCCATCATCTTGGATTGCTATATCATCTTCGGTAAGGGCTTCAAGAGTTTCAACAATAGCACCATCGATTTCATCGTCGGTTTGCAACTTAGTCATATCTTCAACGATTGGTTCTGGAGTATCTTTTTCTATTGCCATCAGTAATAAACTCTCTGTCTTGCTTGTACTTGTTCATCTTCATAATCATTATCAAGAAAAACAAAACCACCTTGTCTAAATCTCATTAGGGCTTGCGTCATAGTATCACATAAATCATCGTTAGCTCCAAATGGAAAAGCCGCACACTCCTCAATCATATCCTCGGCAAACACTCGGTTAGGCGCCCATACCATACCTGCCTCAAATATTGGTGCTACCGAGTGCATGCGAGAATGTTTATCGTGACCGCGAGTTGGTGAATAATTGACAACGGGTATGCCCATTCGTCTAAGTTCATGCGTCAAAGGTGTACCACTCGCTTTGGCCTCTATCAAAACCATATCTGTTTCCCAATACCGATACTCGCGCATCGCTATCTCTTTGAGTTCGGGAAAGTCCCATCTACCCTTTTGACAGTCTAATAAAATAACTGAGTCGGGTGAATCTTCGGTTGGGCGAAAGACTCCCCAAGTTGAAATGGCTGAGTAGTCTGCGGTTTCTTTTCTAGAAAAAGCAGTATCGTAAGACTGCATAATATATTTAACAGGCGGTAAGCTGTCATTAGTCCAGCGTTGCCACCAATCACGCTTGATGATTGCACCTTCTTCAGAGGTTGGTTCTTGCATCCATTGAGCGTTCCATTTGATACCAGGCAAAGATGCCTTGACTTTTAAAAGTTCGTCTTGCGACCAAAACTCAGGCCAAAGAGGATTTTCGGTTTCAGGAAAAATAGCAGGAAACTCTATTACTTCCCATTGATCTGCTAGTGGTTCTTTTTGCGCCTCTAAAAGTTTGGCAGTTAAATCAATCGTACTCCATCGCGTCATCACCAAAACGATAGAACCTTTAGGTTGGAGACGTTGGCGGGGTCCAGAGGTGTACCACTCGTAGGCGCTTTCAAGTGCGGTTGGACTAAGAGCGTCTTGTTCGGAGTGAGGATCATCAATAATTAGCAGATCCGCACCTCGACCCGTTACGGCTCCACCCACACCTGCGGCAAAATATTCACCACCCTTGTTAGTTTCCCAACGTCCTGCTGATTTATTGTCAGCCTGCAAACTGACATCGGGAAAAACTTTTTTGTATTCTTTTTGCGCCATCAAGTTACGCACCTTACGACCAAACCTAACCGCAAGCTCTCCTGTATGAGTGGTTTGCATAATTTTCATTTTTGGATTCAAGCCCATCACCCAAGACGGAAAATAAGTTGAGGCAAACTCACTTTTGGTATGCCGCGGAGGCATGTTGACGATAAGTCTAGTTATTTCACCTTTAGCGACCTGCTCTAATTTTTCAGCAAATATTTGATGGTGACGCCCGCAAATAAACTCGGGCCACATTTCGTTGACGTAGTTTAAAAAAGAACTTTGGCATTTGTCTTGGATTGCAAAACCCTCTTCTTTTTCTAGTAATAGCAGGGCTTCTTTAAGTTCTGTTTCTGTCAGATGGGACAGGTTCATACTTTAAATTTCGTCTAAAAGTTTTTGTATTTCTTCTTTTGAAGGATCGGTAATAGTTTTTGTTTTATATTTAACACCTCCACCAACTTGCTCTTTTGGTATATATAGTTTTATTTTTTCTTTATAATTTGTTTTACCAAAATCAAATAAGTCTGGTTTTTTAAAATCAAAAATTTCTTCGTAATAAGCTTTAGGTCTTAATTTATTTAATTCTGGGTTTAAGTCGACTCTAGCAGGTATATTTTTTTTGTCTAAAAAAACTTTTGCGAGCGTATTGTCTCCAGATCTATAATTTTTTGGTATTTTTTGTATATCTATAATATCGTCATAAAAATCTAAAACATCCTCGTCTAAAACCTTGTATTTTCCAGTTAAGGGAATCGTATCATCGGTATACAAAGCCAAACGCTCTTTTAAAGGAATTGTCTCTATATATTTTTTTAATTCAGATTTTTTTTTAAAATCTGTAGTCGCTTTTTCCATTGGTATTTCAAATTCTTTACGAACCCTGGCAAATTCTTCAGGGCTGATAACTTTCTTGCCCTCGAGTTTACTGATTTCTCTTGATATTTCGTCAGAGCTTGAAAACTCTGGAGCTGATTGTCTTATCTTTGCCGCCTCTCGTAGATCACCGCTTTGACCTTTGAGGTTAAAACCTGGATCAAACTCTAGCTTTTCTGCGCGAATAAAATCATCGCGCAAGTTTTTGAGTTGTTCTAAAGTATATTTACCAGCTTTGCCCGCTTTACCTATAGGAGTGCTGCCGATTGTTGCATCAAGCAAAGACAAGGGATCGGATAAGCTAGGAGTAGGTGCGATTAAATCTTTGATAGTTTTTGCTATTGACATCAAGTTTTTTAAGACAGGATCAGAGATGTTTATATCTTGATTTAATATATCTTTTGGTCGTAAAGGTGTTACCACACCTGTAGTTGGCGCCTTACCAGGCTGACTGATACCTAAATCTTTATTTAAAGAATCTATATCTGTATTAATTTTATTTGCCATATCTTCAATATTTACTGAACCACCGTCGTCAAATTTTAATTTATCAAGAATATCTAAATCAACTATTTGGTTTACTTCTGAAAAATCAGAGTATACATTTTTTGGTTTTATATCAGTAAGATCAATTAAAATTTCTGACTCTTTATTAGCTGCATCAATAGAATCATAAATATCATCAAAACCATAATTTCCTTTAAGCTCGTCTAAGGCATCGTAATAATCGTAGCCTTCGTCCACTAAATCATCGGCTAAATGGCTATAACTATTTTCTACATTCATTCTTGCTAAAGTATTAAATCCATCTCCAGCTTCATCTATTGAGTTAAAAACAGCTGGCAAATAAGCCTCAACCTTTTCGACGGGAACTTTGTACTCTAAAACAACTGGTTTTCTATACAAGGTTGTTGTTTCGTATTTACTTTTTCCCATTTTTGCAAGCGGATCAAAAGAGTCAAAAATATCTGCTTTTTCACCTTCTTTTAATTTTCTACCTGTAACTTTTGATTGTTTTATAGCCATCTCTTTTGCATGTGCTGGGTTAAGAGTTGTACTTGAAAGTCCTTTATCTGGCTGCAATTTATTTGATTCAGCAATATTAAGATACCTATAAAGAGTTACCGTTCCGTCTTTATTGATTAAATCATTTTCTTTTAAGTAATTTTTTGAAATATTTTTTATTTCTGCATTTCGTTTACGACCTAACAAGGTCTGCATATTTTTTTTCTGATATTCATTTTTGTTACTTTTTACCCATTCTACAAACTCATCAAGATCATCAGCGTCTAAATCTATTTTACCTAAACCTTTTACGGCAGTTTTTCCTACAACAGCACCAGGAGATGAGCTTATAGCGTAATCAATCAAAGACAAAGGGTCAGATGCTTTTGGTTCAGGCAAAATAAATTCTTTTATATCACCTGCGAACTTAAAAGCTTTTTTAAATTTATTGATTACAGGATCGCCAAAGGTTAAGTTTGGTCTAAAATTTTTATTATCTTCAATTAAGGTAGATAGTGTAATTGGTGTTATTGAGCCAACATCTAACTTAGTTTTGTCAATACCTAAATCTTTATTGAGTTGCTCAATAATTTCTTGATTGGAAGCCATTAGCCAAGCATTTGCAGTTGTTGGTCAATATTAGGGCTCTCTAATATCTCTAAAACTGACTGAAAAATAGCATTTATATCCTCTTCATCAAGACCTGCTTGTATAAGCATTTGAATAACCTCTTGTTCGCTGGCTCCAGCTTGGATCATTTGGATAACTTGACCTACAAATTGATCTAAAATGTCAACTTCAGGTTGCATACCCTCTAATTCCATCAAACCTTCAGCTATTTCATCTTCAGATGGCATCATTTTAGGTGTTTCGCCTTCCATTTCCATCATCATCACGCTTACTTCATCGCCTTCGGCAAATTTATCGGTTTTGGCTGCAATATTTTCGACCCCTTCTCTGCCTTTAGGGCCAGATTCATACATCGCTTTTAGACCTTTAGGGAGTTTGTCGACTTGAACCTCATCACCTTCGGCCATCATTTGTTCGGGCATCATCATTCTGTTCATATAAAACCTCGTTTGCTACATTCTAACACCCAAAAGTTGAAAAAGTATAGAAAAATTTTGGGGGGCTAGGGGACCCATCAATAAAAATATATTTTTTTAGGGGGTGGGGGTCAAAAAAAAGAAGGGAGGGCGAGCAAAACTACAGAAAGGAGAAAATACTGCATAAATCTATAAGGGGTGCTTTGCCCGCTTATATAAGAATAAACCAAAATATTTTTAGACGCAACTTGGAACTTGAGATATATGCTAATTTGTATCTGTTATATTGTTCTATACATATGTGTATGTAGCGTTTGCATTTTCGGGGGGTGGGGTTTTGTTTTGTAAACCCGATATATACTATTTTTCTATTCTGATAGAGTCCCGATTGCAAGACAAAAAAAAGGCGGGTAATCCCGCCTTAGTTTCCCGACAATTAAATTAAATTGTTTTAGATGTTGGACTGTTCAAAACTTCGTCAGCTTTATCTAAGCCAACCAAGTCCGCCATATCTAAACGCTGTTTTTGATCGGCTACGCTTAGAGCGTCCCAATCTTCGGGGAATGATATTCCTTGTTGCGTAAGATAAAAACGCTTTCGTTGGTTGTTGGTTGCTCTAATTTGTTCCTCTGTTTCATCATTCGCCATTATTGAAAATAAAGAACTAATTGTAGATACCATTTTTAAAGGGTTGGTTTCATCAAGCAAGTTATTATCTTTTAATATCTTTCTTGCTTGTTCGTCAAAGTCTTTTACCCTTATATCTTTATTTGGATTGAGCCAATATAAATGCCTTGCGGTTGTATTACTCCAATTATTAACGCTGATTAGATTTTTTCCAAAATGTTTGATGGCGATAAGCGTTTGATAACTAAAAGCTAATTCAAAGCCGTCAACAAAATGACAATAAAAGTTTTTTGTCGATCTGTAATATTTTGGCTTAGTACCTTTTAAATTTATTTCACTTTTTAAAATACTCATTTTGAACCCCCTTTAGGTTTTAAGTTATTAATCATCAAATATCCTTTGATGTTTGTTTTTTTACCATTCGCAAGTTTTATATTCCTTGCCCTGTTTTTTCCTCTATCCCAACCTTTAAGATAATCATCAATTTGTTTATTAGTTAGTTTCACTTTGAACCCCCTTTAGGTTTTTTCTTATATTTAGCAATAAATTTTTTATTGTTTGGGTTGTATTCAATATAATCAATAACCAATTTTTCAACCGCTTTTGATTTACTAGCCATTTCTAAAATTATCTTATTGACATCAAAAACCTTTTCTATTTTCTTATCCATTTTTTAGTTCTCCTATAAATGCCCATTTTCTGGGTAAGTAAATTATACCAATTTCGGGCCTCAATTGATACATTTAGCAACTTTTAGCTATTCGGCTACTTGGGTTGTTGCAGAGCTGAAAAACCTGGGGGAGCTGAAAATCCTGGAGCTGTATATTTTTTTAGATCCTTGTTCTTTTCTAAGTTAAAGCTGTTTTTTTATTCTTACCCT